CATTCACCGACAATGTCAGGACGATCAAGAGGGCAAGGAGTCGCACTTTAGTTCACCACGACTGTCAGACTGGTAGGCGGCAATGGCGCGTCGGCAGGAATTATTGCTGTGACAGAGTTACTGGCCGTACTTTCCAGTCCGCTCTTCAGCGCCTTGACATAGTAGCAGTATGATGTACCTGCCAACACGGTTGTGTCCGCATAAGTCGTTGGGCTGATCGAGCCCGCCACGATTGACATTGACGGAGAAGCGGTGCATGCTCCAGTACCCCTGTATACATTGTAAGTGACTGCGGGGGTTGTGGAAGCAACCCATGATGTAGTAGCAGAATGTGACTGCGCCTGCATAGCAGGTATAGCCACTAAGATAAACGCCAATGCCAGCAAAAATCTGCTCTTCATTTTGCCATGTTCCTTTCAAACGATTTTAAGCGCGCTGCCTAGTTGGTACTAGTGACAACCTACGTTCGGCATACTGCCCATTTCCCAGTGGATAGTCGGAAACAATTGGGTTTCCTGGAAGTGCGAATGAGGTAGTCGCTATCGGTATCGGAGCAAGGTTCTGCAGATATAGTGTGCCGCCAGTTGGACCAGCATAAACATTCCAATGCGTCGCTTTCAAGGGCGCTACAACAACAACCATGACTTGCGACGGATGTTGCTTTCCTGTCGGTGGACGCAGCGAGGAAATATCTACGCCAATGACGTTTCCTACTGTCATCGCAATGGTGATTGTGTCCGACGCATCTGACTCTGCATTATTCGGCACATCAGGACTGACATAGAGGTTCGCCTGCGACATGTCACAGTACGTAACCACAACATCGCAAGAAACTTTGTCCAAAGTTCCAGAACCAGTTACTAGCAAAACATTGCTGCTGTCCCAAGTTCCGGTAGCTCGCTCAAAGAGTGCTGCCGGCCTTGATAGGGGTCTTAGCGTGATCGGCACACCGAGCGCCCACATGTTGGGCATTATTCGCCGCTGCAACTCATCCTTGTAGAAATCCATCTTCGTCTTGTACCTGTCACCGCCAAGGCGGCTAAAGGCATCGCGATAGAAAGTCTTCAGCGCCCAGAATATGGCCCATTGCTTGACCCATCCCCATTGCCCAGAAACGTCAGCAGAGACTATGATCTGTTGCAGTGAGACTTTCTGGCGGACTGAATTGCCGATGCCAACGTTTAGCACTGCAGCCATGTGGTTTGCTGACAGATCTCCTGAGTTGAGGTAGCCGCCAAAGGCGATGACGAGCTTCATCATCTCATTCGACACCTCCTCTATGGCGCCGCGCAGCAAGCCATTGTTGCCCGTGAGAGTGATGTCGTTCGCAGTAGCGACCGCAGCAACCTCAGAGTCGAGTCTAGAAAGGTCGTCTGGAGTTATGAAGACGCTGTCAGTCCAAAGCATTTTTTCCTCGCTATACTAGTGCGGGACCCGGCCGCAAAGATCGGCTGGGTCCCGCGGTCTGAGGACAGGCACCCGTCGCTTAGTACTCGAGCCAAGAGCGGTAAGTAACCGAACCGCCGGACTCGATGTTGAGCAGGTTCATGCGAAGCTGAGCACTGCCGGTGCCGAGGCGAAGGTCCGGGAAATCCTGCTTCTTGAAGGACTTCACTTTGTCGTAGGACGCGGCAAGGGTTCCCTTGAAACTGATTGCTGGACCGGCGATCGACGCCGTCCAATCGTTGACAGTATCACTGAAGCCGATGCGTACCATCGGAACGGTGGCGGCTACCGCATCCGACATAGCTTGTACCTGAAGTTTGAGGGTCCAGTCACCTGTGATGCCGGAGACATCAATTGCGGTGCCTGTAAATGTTGCAGTCTTCGTGACTGTTGCTTGAACTGGAAGGAGGGTCATTTGCTGTTACCTCTTTTGAACATTGCTAACGAACATCTTGCGCAAACTTAGGCTGATGGGCGCAGCTTATCGCTGTCTATTATGCACGAGCACCTTGGACTTGCGCATGCCCCAAGGAACCTAATCTTTTGAAGCTTCAGACTTTTTCCCGGAGAGTGCGGCCTTTCCTGCCGTAGTGGATCCAATGAGGGCTGGTTCAGCAGCTTCCTTGTTGTCGACCACGACAATGTATTGCCGCTTGTTCTTCTGCTCCGCTATCGTATTCTTCCGGTTTTCATCCTGCTGATGGTCAAGGAAGTTGTCAATCTCTTCTTGGGTGGCTTCCTTGTGCGTGCCATCAGTAATGACGCGAGCGGCATTCCTACAAGATGCACTTAGCGTGCTTCCGGGGGTTGAGTTTCGCTCGCGGTGGAACATTGACGTCACGTAGACTATGCCGTCCGGGTGCCTTCGCTCCAGGTCGGCCATTGTCTTCCGCATGTCGTCGTAGTACGTCTTCAAATCCATTTCATTCTCCTTGCGGCGGGACCGAGAGATTCGAGTGAGGCCGCCCGATCCCCGCAATTTTCGTGTTCGATCTAGGACAGGACCTGCAGGCCGTAGATGTTCCGCAGGACGGCGACCCCGTAGAGGCAGTCGACGGTGAATTGCTGGGCCAGAGTGTTCGGCGCGTAGCTCAGCACGACGCGCATTCCAAAGTTGCCCATGCTTGCATATTCCGCGACGGCGCCGGTATTCGGCAACGGCTTGGGAAGCATGCGCATGACGAGTGCAAACGCGTCGCGGGCAAATGCCAGGTTGTAGGTCGTGGTGGCAACCTTCTGGACGTACTGACTGCGGATGACATAGAAGTTCTTCAGGCGACCGACGATGCCGCTAGGAACAACGCTGGCAAATTCCGGAGAAACTTTGTCTTCGGAAAAGCGCTGGATCTGGCGGATGTCGGAATACGTCGAGCCGGTCGTCACCAGGAACTTGGGCAGGGAGTCGGGGACCTTGGCAGTGAACAGGGCTGTTTCTGCACTGTCGACGACGGACTCCGTGATGGTCGTGTTGGCCGTACCTACAGCCGTGTTGGCTGTCAGGTTCAGGTACAACTGAGTCAAGTCCTGCTCGATGCGTTCCGCGAGCGAGATGATCGCGGGCATCATATACATGTTCAGCAGGTCAGGATGCGCAAGGATGCGCGTCACATCCGGAATCTGGAACGAGGATTCCGCATGCGTGTTGATCACGACCTGAGCGTTGCCCAGAGAAGGATTCTGCGGGGTGACGCTTCCACCTTCACTGATGTTGTTGGCCGCCATGATCGGCGGGATTGGGATGTTGACCGTCACGTATGTTGCGACCGGGATCGCTACTCCCGACCTTCTGCGACTTTCGTTCGCAGGTCAGACTATATCATCATCCAAGTTTCCTTGGAGCCTCGCGCTTCCGACCGCTTGGTCGTACTCCCTTACGGGATAGTCGTTGGACCTTCCTGTTTCCAGGCTTGGCTGCTGATTACCATGCTCTTCCCAAGAGTGTAGGCTTCCCAGCAATTCACGAGGTTTTCTTGGACCCAATTGCTTGAGTCCGGCGACTGGGTTTGTTAATCGCCTTGGTTGGCCAGGTCGGCTTCGTAAGATCGGTTAATCAAGTTCCCCATCACTAGATTACCAACCAAAGCCGGCAATGCGTCGGCTGCTACGAGTTTGACGATGGCTTCTGCGACATTGGCAGAGGTGATAGTTGCCATGCTTACTTCTCCTTTTTCATTGAACAGCGCCCGCACTAATGCGAACACCTGCCACTTTCGCTACCTTAGACATATACGGTTGGCGGGTAGGTTGAGCAAATATCTGGTCAACCTTCGCCTTCTTCCTATCGAGCCACACCGTGGCATCGGTGTACAGGACAGACAAGAGCTTGATTGCTTGCTGGCAGCCAAAACCTACAGAATAGCATCGATCTTTATTTGCTGAAATTTTTGGCCGCAGCCCCAAACTCACACAGAACTCAGAAAATTGCATTATGAAAGAAAAACTGCTAGATGACAAAAAAACTTGCGGTTGTGCATACCGTTTCGAAATTGTAACAGTACCATCGCCGTCTACTGCTCCACGCCAAAAGTGTGGTGATGCTGCGAGTCTCTCTGAAACCCTTAGTGTTAAAGATTTTTTAGGCGTGATACCGTTGCTGATCAAAAATTCGCCTATTATTCTATTCCTAAAGCCAATTTGAGCAGCCTTGCATCGGCCCCAAGCATTAGTACGGTCGAGAAGCACAACAGCATGCTCAGACTTTACAAAAGCGCGAAACTTATAAACGTGCTCAATATCAATTGTACCGTACTGAATCATCGGGGTAAGTGCCGAACCGTAAAGTCCGACACAGCCATCCGTGGCAAGGATTCCGCACCAGTAGTCAGACTCAGGAGAGCAAGACAAGAACGCCTGCTCATCGATGTATTTCGCCTTAGGTCCCCTGAGTCCCATTGTCATGCTCTCTACTGCGGCGCCAATGCTGCTGCAATCGACTCCACTACCGACGCACGATCCTCGGCCTTCATGCCGACCTTGATCATGTTCGTGTCGGCCTTAGCCCCGAAATGGGTGGTGGCCGTACTGGAAGACGCTCCCGACCCGCTGGCCCCTGAAGCCTTGAAGAGGTACCCATGCTCCTTCTCAAGAAAATCCTTCGTGAAGGCCTGAACCGGGAAGTTCTCCCCATTGCTTTCTGCGACTAGAGCGCCGTCATCGAGGCGCCGCACGTGCGGCGAGACGATGGAGAACGCGGTGTCGGCTGCCTTCTCATTGACGAACGGCAGCCCATTGAGTGCGGTTCTTATTACGGAATGGCGATCGGTTTCTTCGGCCCTTCTCTCAGCTTTTTCCTTGTCAGCTTGCAGCTGGGCAATCGTGCCGCCCTGCGCCTTGACCGTGTCTGTGAGCGTCCTCAACTGGGCATTGACCTCGGGAGATCTCCCTCCGTCGCCACCGGTCCCACCAGAACCGCCAGCAGGTGGAGTTACTCCACCGCCGCCGGAAGTGAGCTTGCTGAGCGCTTCGTTGATCGTGGTCAAACTTGCATTGAGCGGATCGAGCTGAGTTTTGATGGCGTCCCCGAGGCCAGTCTTCTTGAATTCGTCGAATTTGACACTCAGTCTAGTTTCAAGGTTCTTGTTGACTTCTGCCATGACCTGCTCAAGAGTGAGCGGGGCCTGGCTTCCATCAGCGCCCTTACCACCATTTTGATTCAAGACGGACATGTTGAGACTCCTTACTCCACACTTCTATTGTACACCGCTTTGGGCGCGCGGTGAACAACTATTTTGCCGAACTTTACGGGTTATTCGCGCCGACCGCTACGAGAATCTGAGCAATGGTCGGTTGCGATGAAACGTCAGAATCAGACCCCATGCCTAGAGCAGGCGTAACACCAGGAGTAGTGGTTGCATTGCCCCAGTTTACCCGATCCAGGAATTCCTGGACCTGCCTGATCTGGTACGGGCACAGCGCGCTGAGCTGCGTCGACGCTAGTGTCGTAAACGCGGCAGTAGTCAAACGAGTATACGGAACTTGCGACATTGATAAGTCTCCTTCTGCGAACGTTAAGCTTGCTTGATTGTTGGACCGTTGCCGCCGCGTCCTGGCGGCATCTGACTTGCGGAAGTTCTACTGGTCAGAGCGGTCCGCATCGTCTGCTTTGCAACATCGGTCCTTTGCTGCAATTCCTTCTTCTCGCGCTCCTCCATCGTGGGACCAGCCTCAATCTCGTCGTACACAACCTTGAGGTCCTTCCTGTTTGCATCCGGCATCCAGGATTTCGCGACCTTCTTGTAAATGAACTTCTCAAAGGTCTCTGATGGAATGCGCAACTGCAAGAGGGACGTGACGGAGAAGACCTCCTCAGTAGTCATGTCTTCTTGGAAGCTGAACCCACGAACGTCTGGCTCTACCGTTGCTTCTTTGCGGGCATCCCTAACATCGCAAAGTACGTCCTGCATGTGTCGGCGAAGGTCGTCACCCATACCGGCAAGAATCTGCTTTGCTGGCATCATGTCGAGGATCTTGCTGCGCCCGGACTGCATTGCCGGGGTCGCCTTCGAGCTGCGCCCCTGTGACTGCAAGTTCATCGACCTGAAACACTCCTCGCGCAATGACTCAACGCGCCTTGCTGACTGCACAAAGCTCTTGCCCTCGGGTTCCGACCACTGGTACGTTGTTCCAGCAGGAAACTGCAGGTAGCCAGTCTCAGTGTACGTCATGCTGCTCGGATCGACGTCGCCAATGATGATCGGAATAGCAAGGTTCGACATGAAGAGTGACCAAGCAAGAGTGTTGTCCTGGTTGAGGTGATCTACCAAGAGCAGGTAAGCTCGGTTGGCAAGCCACAAACCTTCACTAAGCGTGATGCGCCTGAGTGGTAGTCTGTCCACGTGCGCAAGTGAGTGTTGCCCGCCCCTAAGGAACTTGGCCATCCGCCCCTCGCTATTGCTGGCGACGCGGACCTCTTCCTCTAAAGTTCGACGATCCTCGTAGACCTGGTATGACTTACGATCGTAGTAATACCAAGTGCTGACAATTTCTGGCTTCTTCAAGAACTCTTGCTTTTGAACCTCGGTCTTGACGATCGCCCAGACGAGCTTGCCCATCGTGTCGACTTGCCAGTTGATAACGTTCAAAGGAGTGAAGCAAGCGACATGCGGATCGCGGAGACCCATTTGCTTCTCCTGCTCCATTGTCTCGGGAGCTTTCTCACCTTCGCCAAGTGCCCTCAAGTCTGTCAAGACCCACCCAGCACCGAATGTCAGGAGAATCTGAAAAGTTTTCTTGAAGAAGTCCACGAACGTCGTGCCATTGCCGTCGCAATTTTCCAAGAATTTCGTGTATGGCTCATCTCCGCTCTTGCCATTGAAAAAGATCTCTGGGGAAATGTCGAACATTGCCGCACCATACCAGCCGAGACCCGTGCCAAGGATGTTCTGGTATGTGAAGCGATCCATGCGCGCAGCGTAGACCTCCTCATCTTCTCTCGGGCGCTTCTTGAGGAGTCGCTCGCAGCGCATCTTGAGTGCGGCACCACCCTCGTACATCAGGGACAGATCAATCCACGCCTCAGAACGGGCAGAGTACTCTGGATGCTTGAGATCGAGCAGCGCAACAGCAACTCGGCCAGGTTCCACTTGCAAGGGAGGAGCTACGTACGTCGCATCACGAGTTGGAAATGTTACTATCGGGCTGAGGCCCGGCACGCCAGTACTGCCCATTACTTCATCCCCTCGACTGGCTCTTCAATGTCGATCTTGTTAGCAATAGACCCTAGTGAGACGTTGTCGTAGTACTCTACTTGATCATGCATGTAGCACAAGGTCTCCCGCATGTCAGTCCTGAATTGCTTCTCTGGGATCTTGATCTCATTCAGGGAATGATATGCCTGGTTGAAAGCGCTCCATGGTTCGTCGCCAATGCCCATGGCACAGGCGATCAGACCCGTGCCAGAGGAATGCACGAGAGCACCATCTTCCTCCATTACCTCATAGAAGTAGAACAGCCCAGCATTCTGGTCAGTCAAGCCACGAATTGGAATGCCGACGTTTGGACGAACAAGTTGAACGTGCTCAGGTTTTTCTGGTTCCAGAGGGTATGGCGGAATGCTTAGTCGAACGCCGACGGCAAACTTATCATTCATCGGCATGCGGCTCGCCTGCCCGCGAGCAACATCAGAGAAGTATTTCCCGATGCTGTCATTCATCAGGAAAAACTGTGTAGGAGTAGCGTCGTAACCGAAGCGAGGAGTCCATTCAAGGCCATAAACGCCAGTGTCATTGACCACAGCATTAAGGTCGATAGGACCGACGTGCCCGGCCTTTGCACAAGCAGCCTCTACCCTTGCCACGCCACTGTTGATGATCCTGCATGGTCCGTCCTCAATCCAGAGGATATTTCCGGAGCAACCTGTGGCCGGCCCGTTGTTGCCGTCCATAAAAGCTTTGACCTCAAGCGTATGGTTCCCAGGCCTAAGGAACTTCGTGCCATCGCACCACATCTCTGAACTGACGACCACACCCTCGACGAACTCCTGCAGGACGAAAGAGTCAATGTCCTTGGAGTAGTTCTTCTCGACATACTTGAGGTATTCCTCGAGGTCTCCGCGGTCAATCGAGACGTACGTGAGATGGCACGGGAGTCCCTTGCCACTCGGCTTGAAAACGAAACGGCGCTCGCAACCGTCCTCGTCTTTACCATTCTCATCAAGAAAACTTTCGACATCCTTGAAGTCGTCAAATTCGGTGGTGAACGGGACCTTGATGCCAGCCTCCTCCATGATGTCGAAACCAAATTGGCGATCTTGTTCCAATTTGTCAGCAAAGGACGACCCACCAACGATCGGCACGCCAGACTTTTTCAGCTTGTCGGCAATGGCGCCAAAGCCGCTGAAGTCAAAGATGACGACCTCGTCGGGCCGCGGGTCGATCTTCTTCGCCTTGGGCAGGAGACCGTCCCAGACATTCTTGTAGCCGGGTTCCTTGATGTAGAGTCGGCAATCGTTGCCTTCATCTTGAATGAATTTCAAGATTCCGGAACCTTCTCCACAATTTGAACACATTAAGAAGCGGATAGACACCTCCCAGACTCACGCCATCCTTTTAGCTTTGTAAAGCGACAAGCTTTACATTGCCTAGCACCACTAGGAGCAATGTACGTGTTCTTATCATTGAATTCGTGCCCATTCTTGCAGTGTGTCTTGCGAGCATTAGCTGTATTAGCACGTCTTTCAGCCGTATGCTTTTTCCCGGTTAGTCCGCGACTAATAGCGTTACGATGTTCTTCTGAAAATGTTTTGTTCGCCCATGGGCCAATTCGCGTCGCTGGATCCTGCTTCTTAGCTGCCTCAGACATTTTCTTCCTTACTTCTGGAGTAAGTGCTGCCTTTGTCGCGGCAGAAATCTTCTCTCTTACAGAAGTAGTCATCGCAGCACGAACTGATCTGGACAAATTTGCTCTTGCTTCAGGGGTTAGTGGACCGCCATCACCACCAACAGTCATATTGTAGCCAACGCGCGGATTAGTCGAACCGTGGCAAGCAATCTGCAAACGTTCAAGAGCATTGAGTTCCTCTGGAGTGTTAGTCACGCCAAGTTCTTTTATAGAAAAAGCTTCATTACCATATTTACGTATTGCAGAATAAAGAACCATTCCCTTGAACCCACGCTTAGCCCAATACAAATGAGTGCGCCACCGCTCCTTAAGCGTATGCACCGTCTTCCCAACGTATACCTTGCC